TGGGGCTGCGGGCTGATATGGTGCTCCGCCATCCTCGTGCTCGTCTGCGTGAGTGCCGCCCGGTGGATCCTGGAGCGGATCGTGAACCGGTGGGCGCGATGACATACATAGTCAGCCTCGTCGGCCTGACCGGCAATGAGCACATCGAATACATCCACGCCAAAAGCCCGCAGGAAGCTGCGGAGCTTTACGCCCTGGCCCGCCTCGGCTCTATGTTCCCGGTGTGGCACTCACAACTGACCCGCATTCTCGTGGAAAGGCACGGGGAGCGAGTCCTCTTCTCCATCGACATCAAGAGAACGCCCCAATGACCCTCGCGCAAATCGCCGGATTGATCGGCACTATCGAAGCCCGGATACGGGCCGCCGAACAGGTGTACGCTGACCATGTGGCAATGCTGGAGCTCCTGCGTAAGTCGCTCCAGGATCAATGCCCGCACGAATGGGCGCAGGGCCGTTGTCGCGGCTGCGGGAAGCGGGAACCGGGCGAATGAGGATGTGCACCACTTGCCGGCGCTGCCTACCGATCGAGGCGATGGGGCGCGACCGGAGCCGGCCCGACGGCGTGGCCGCTCGCTGCCTGGAGTGCGCCCGCGCTTACAGCCGCGAATGGCGAGCCAGGAACCCGGAACGGGCGAGAGCGCATCAGCACAGCCGAGACCGAGAGAAGGTCCGGCGAACACAGCGCGAATGGGTCCGCCGTAAGCGGGCCATCTATGGCGATGCCCGCGTTTCCGACGTGCGGGCCGCAGTGAAGGAGTTGTTGGGATGACCGATTGCAAAGCCTGCCTGATCGAGGCCACCTATCGCCTGCTGGACGGGATGGGCGTGGCCCAGGCGCTCAAGAACGACGAACGCGAATGAGTTACTCCGACTTTCTGGCGCGGAAGCGTCAATCCGTCCCCGCCGCTGGGTTCGACCTGGCCGCAGAGGCGATCAATCCGAATCTCTTCCCGTTCCAGCGCGAGATTGTGCACTGGGCCATCCGCCGCGGCCGCGCGGCAATCTTCGCGGACTGCGGGCTCGGGAAAACCCCGATGCAGTTGGAGTGGGCCCGCCACGTATCGGAACATACCGGGCTGCCGGGGCTCATCCTCGCCCCTCTCGCCGTCGCCGCCCAAACCGCCCGCGAGGGGGAGAAGTTCGGGGTTCCTGTGACGGTGTGCCGGAGCCAGTCGGACGTTTGCGCCGGTGTGAACATCGCAAACTACGAGATGCTCCAGCACTTTGACAGCGGCGAATTCGGCGGCATCGTCCTGGACGAGTCCAGCATCCTGAAAGCCTTCGAGGGGAGCACTCGCAAGGCCATCACGGAGTTCTCGCGCCGGATCCGGTTTCGGCTCGCCTGCACCGCAACCCCGGCCCCGAATGATCTGCTGGAATTGAGCAACCACGCGGAATTCCTATCGATCATGACCGGCAAGGAGATGATCGCGCTCTACTTCACGCAGGACGGCAACACCACGCACCAGTTCCGGCTGAAAGGGCACGCCAAGGCGGACTTCTGGCGATGGATGGCGACGTGGTGCGTTGCGCTCCGCAAGCCATCCGACATCGGGCACGCGGACGACGACTTCGCGCTTCCGCCGCTCCAGTGGGAACAGCACGTCGTCCCCGGGGAAGCCGCCGGAACCCTGTTCCCGGTGGAAGCGCAAACGCTCCAGGAACGGCAGGCCGCCCGCCGCGTCAGCACGCCGCATCGGGTGCAGATGACGGCCGACCTGGTGAACGCGAGTGATCGCCCGTGGGTGGTATGGTGCAACCTGAACGCGGAGTCCACCGCCCTGGCGAAGTCCATCCCTGACGCCGTAGAGGTGACCGGCAGCGACCCGCCGGAGCACAAGGAGCGGGCACTCCGGGCATTCTCCGACGGCACCATCCGCGTGATCGTCAGCAAGCCGACCATCGCAGGTTTCGGGCTCAACTGGCAGCACTGCGCGGATATGGCATTCGTCGGCCTGTCCGACAGCTACGAGCAGCTCTATCAGGCCGTTAGGCGCTGTTGGCGGTTTGGGCAAACCCGGCCGGTGACCGTCCACGTCGTGACGGCCGAGACGGAAGGGGCCGTCGTCGCGAACATCGCAAGGAAGGAAGCGCAAGCGGGAGAGATGATGAGCAGTCTGGTAGCAGCGATGGACGGATTGAGCCTCGGACGCAGCGAACGATCCGAGATGGAATACAAGGCGGCGGAAGCGTCGGGGGAAGGGTGGCGGCTTCTGCTCGGGGACTCCGTGGAGCGATTGCTGGGAGTCCCCGATGAGAGCATCGGGCTCACCGTCACTTCTCCGCCATTCCCCGGGATGTATGCGTATACCAATTCGGCACACGACATGGGCAACTGCGACAGCATCGACGCGATGATCGAGCAGTTCAAGTTCCTCATCCCGGAACTCTACCGCGTGACGATGCCGGGGCGGATGTGCTGCGTTCACCTCGTCCAGTTGACGGCGATGAAGTCCCGGGATGGCTTCATCGGGCTTAAAGACTACCGGGGGAGGGTGATCGACGCATTCTCCGACCTCGGATGGGCATACGCCGGAGAAGTCACGATTGACAAGAACCCGCAAGTGCAGGCCGTCCGCAACAAGGAGCGGGGGCTCCTGTTCAAGTCCTTGGCCCGCGACTCCAGCGTGATGAGGATGGCCATCGCCGATTATCTGATCTACTTCCGGAAGCCTGGCGAGAACCCAATCCCCATTCGCGCCGGCAAATCCACGAAGTACAACCCGGGCGAGGGCTGGATTAGCGAGGAAGAATGGATCGAGTGGGCCGCGCCGGTCTGGTATCGCCATCGGGAAGGCTGGCCAGGCGGCATTCGCGAGACGGACGTCCTGAACGTCGCCGTGGCACGCGACACTGACGACGAGCGCCACCTGTGCCCGCTCCAACTCGGCGTGATCGAGCGAGCCGTCAAGCTCTGGAGCGCCCCGGGCGATTGGGTGCTCGATCCATTCAACGGCGTCGGGTCAACCGGCCACGTCGCACTCAAACTCGGCCGGCGCTACGTTGGCTGCGAGCTGAAGGAAAGCTACTGGCGTACCGCGCAGAACTACCTTCGGGCTGCCGAGCACTCCAACAGCCAGACATCCCTGCTGGATTTGATGCACTGATATGGGATACGCCAACGCCCGGCTCGCAATCGACGTGAGCGACTTCCGCCGCATCCACGGCCGCCGCCCGACATCGCTCGAATACGGCCGATGGGTGCTCGTCTTCCGCTTCGGGCAGACCGAGGTAATCTGGCCCGCCGTCGACGGCCCCTACAAGGCAAGCGTAATGCTGGCCATGGCGCAGTTCGACGAGCGGTTCCCAGAGGCCAAGGGCCGGACCGTGGAATTACTATGTCGCGGGTGATAGAATAGCGCCATGATGGACATCTCATTGACCACCGTCGAGGCTGGCAAGCGCCTGGGCGTGACCCACGGCCGAGTCCGCCACCTGATCACGCTCGGGCGGTTGACTGCGACCAAACACGGGCCGCTCTGGCTGATCCGGGAAGCGGACCTGGACGCCTACATCCGCCACGTCCGCGAGAACCCGAGCCGCAAGCGCGGCCGCAAATCGACCACCCCACCGACAACCTGATACCGACCATCGAGAGGAGAGAGATGACAAAGTTAGCAGCACTCGAAGCCTTGGGCTTCACGAAAGACGAAATCCTGAAGGCGGCACTCGGCGCATCGCCCAACGTTCCGCCCGCACACGACCTGGCCCCGTTCATCGGCAAGCCCTGCCTGGCCCGCACGCGAATGGACGGCGTGAAGGCCGGCATCGTCCGCGAGGTGACCATTCAGCCCGGGAACGCTGTTGTAACGTTCGAGCCAGGCGCCGCGCAACTCTGGCGGTGGAAAGCGGCGCAAGGTTTCACGCTGCTGGCGGTGGCCGAGCACGGCATCTCGCGCAGGGAGTCCAGGATCGAACACGCCGGGACCGAAACCATCCTGTTCGAAGTGTGCTCCCTCACACTCTGCACGGACAAGGCATGGAGCACGATGCAACGATGACGGAAATCATCTTCCAATTGATATCGGGCGACGGCTCCGGCTCCGGCTCCGGCTCCGGCTCCGGCGACGGCGACGGCTCCGGCGACGGCGACGGCGACGGCTCCGGCGACGGCTCCGGCGACGGCTCCGGCTCCGGCTCCGGCTCCGGCGACGGCTCCGGCTACGGCTACGGCTACGGCTACGGCGACGGCTACGGCTACGGCTCCGGCGACGGCTAGAACACACACAAGAGGAGAGAGATGAGTAAGGCAATCACCCCTGCGGCGACTGAAACCGG